GATACGATCGGTCTGACCCCGGGGGAGTCACCCTGGGACAGGCTGGCAAGGCCTTGTTCCAGGATGGAACTCCTCCTTCTACAATGCTATCATTGATGGTTAGTAGAGATCAGACAAACGATCGCAGCGATGACAAACCTGCAAGATCAAACCCAACAGATTGTTCCGTTCATACGGAGCCTTCTGATGCCAACAACCGGACCGGCGTCCATTCCGGACGACACCCTAGAGAAGCACACTCTCAGGTCAGAGACCTCGACCTACAATTTGACTGTGGGGGACACAGGGTCAGGGCTAATTGTCTTTTTCCCTGGCTTCCCTGGCTCAATTGTGGGTGCTCACTACACACTGCAGAGCAATGGGAACTACAAGTTCGATCAGATGCTCCTGACTGCCCAGAACCTACCGGCCAGCTACAACTACTGCAGGCTAGTGAGTCGGAGTCTCACAGTGAGGTCAAGCACACTCCCTGGTGGCGTTTATGCACTAAATGGCACCATAAACGCCGTGACCTTCCAAGGAAGCCTGAGTGAACTGACAGATGTTAGCTACAATGGGTTGATGTCTGCAACAGCCAACATCAACGACAAAATCGGGAACGTCCTAGTAGGGGAAGGGGTAACCGTCCTCAGCTTACCCACATCATATGATCTTGGGTATGTGAGACTCGGTGACCCCATTCCCGCTATAGGGCTCGACCCAAAAATGGTAGCAACATGTGACAGCAGTGACAGGCCCAGAGTCTACACCATAACTGCAGCCGACGATTACCAATTCTCATCACAGTACCAAGCAGGTGGGGTAACAATCACACTGTTCTCAGCTAATATCGATGCCATCACAAGCCTCAGCATCGGGGGAGAACTCGTGTTTCAAACAAGCGTCCAAGGCCTTATACTGGGTGCTACCATCTACCTTATAGGCTTTGATGGGACTGCGGTAATCACCAGAGCTGTGGCCGCAGACAATGGGCTGACGGCCGGCACTGACAACCTTATGCCATTCAATATTGTGATTCCAACCAGCGAGATAACCCAGCCAATCACATCCATCAAACTGGAGATAGTAACCTCCAAAAGTGGTGGTCAGGCGGGGGATCAGATGTCATGGTCAGCAAGTGGGAGCCTAGCAGTGACGATCCACGGTGGCAACTATCCAGGGGCCCTCCGTCCCGTCACACTAGTAGCCTACGAAAGAGTGGCAACAGGATCTGTCGTTACGGTCGCCGGGGTGAGCAACTTCGAGCTGATCCCAAATCCTGAACTAGCAAAGAACCTGGTCACAGAATACGGCCGATTTGACCCAGGAGCCATGAACTACACAAAATTGATACTGAGTGAGAGGGACCGTCTTGGCATCAAGACCGTATGGCCAACAAGGGAGTACACTGACTTTCGCGAGTACTTCATGGAGGTGGCCGACCTCAACTCTCCCCTGAAGATTGCAGGAGCATTTGGCTTCAAAGACATAATCCGGGCCCTAAGGAGGATAGCTGTGCCGGTGGTCTCTACACTGTTCCCACCCGCCGCTCCCCTAGCCCATGCAATTGGGGAAGGTGTAGACTACCTGCTGGGCGATGAGGCACAGGCTGCTTCAGGAACTGCTCGAGCCGCGTCAGGAAAAGCAAGAGCTGCCTCAGGCCGCATAAGGCAGCTAACTCTCGCCGCCGACAAGGGGTACGAGGTAGTCGCGAATCTGTTCCAGGTGCCCCAGAATCCTGTAGTCGACGGGATTCTCGCTTCACCCGGGATACTCCGCGGTGCACACAACCTCGACTGCGTGTTGAGAGAGGGTGCCACGCTATTCCCTGTGGTCATCACGACAGTGGAAGATGCCATGACACCCAAAGCACTGAACAGCAAAATGTTTGCTGTCATTGAAGGCGTGCGAGAAGATCTCCAACCTCCATCTCAAAGAGGATCCTTCATACGAACTCTCTCCGGACATAGAGTCTATGGATATGCTCCAGATGGGGTACTTCCACTGGAGACTGGGAGAGTTTACACCGTGGTCCCAATAGATGGTGTCTGGGACGACAGCATTATGCTGTCCAAAGACCCCATACCTCCTATTGTGGGAAGCAGCGGAAACCTAGCCATAGCTTACATGGATGTGTTTCGACCCAAAGTCCCCATCCATGTGGCCATGACAGGAGCCCTCAACGCCTATGGCGAGATTGAGAATGTGAGCTTTAGAAGCACCAAGCTCGCCACTGCACACCGACTTGGCCTCAAGTTGGCTGGTCCCGGTGCATTTGACGTGAACACCGGGTCCAACTGGGCGACGTTTATCAAACGTTTTCCTCACAATCCACGCGACTGGGACAGGCTCCCCTACCTCAACCTTCCATACCTTCCACCCAATGCAGGACGCCAGTACGACCTGGCCATGGCCGCTTCAGAGTTCAAAGAGACCCCCGAACTCGAGAGCGCCGTCAGAGCCATGGAAGCAGCAGCCAACGTGGACCCACTGTTCCAATCTGCGCTCAGCGTGTTCATGTGGCTGGAAGAGAATGGGATTGTGACTGATATGGCCAACTTCGCACTCAGCGACCCGAACGCCCATCGGATGCGCAATTTTCTCGCAAACGCACCACAAGCAGGCAGCAAGTCGCAAAGAGCCAAGTACGGGACAGCAGGCTACGGAGTGGAGGCCCGGGGCCCCACTCCAGAGGGAGCACAGAGGGAAAAAGACACACGGATCTCAAAGAAGATGGAGACTATGGGCATCTACTTTGCAACACCAGAATGGGTAGCACTCAATGGGCACCGGGGGCCAAGCCCCGGCCAGCTGAAGTACTGGCAGAACACACGAGAAATACCTGATCCAAACGAGGACTACCTAGACTACGTGCATGCAGAGAAGAGCCGGTTGGCGTCAGAAGGACAAATCCTAAGGGCAGCTACGTCGATCTACGGGGCTCCAGGACAGGCAGAGCCACCCCAAGCCTTCATAGACGAAGTCGCCAAAGTCTATGAAGTCAACCATGGGCGTGGCCCCAACCAAGAACAGATGAAAGATCTGCTCTTGACTGCGATGGAGATGAAGCATCGCAATCCCAGGCGGGCCCCACCAAAGCCCAAGCCAAAACCCAATGTTCCAACACAGAGACCCCCTGGTCGGTTGGGCCGCTGGATCAGGGCTGTCTCTGATGAGGACCTTGAGTGAGGCTCCTGGGAGTCT